AATTGGGGTACGTATATACATCTAAATACCGTATGGCATAATATCGTCCTTATTAACAGACATACGGTATTTGCTGTATCTTCTAGGGATAATGCTACTATCGGGCTACTACCTCTTCTAATTAAAATCTAATCTTGTAACTTGCCTGAAATCCATCAACTTTGTTGTCTTTGACATTCAGTTGAAAAGACACACCTTTATTGTACCCAAAATTCCTTTGTACTTCAATTGGAACGTACCATTCATTAGACACCCTTCCTATCCCAGTCCCTACTTCCCACTTGTGCTTCTTTTCGTAGTCTTTGAAGATGGGTGTGAGGTCTAGCGTTTGATCGACACGCGCAGTGGTGGAAGTAGTGGAAGTAGTAGAGGATGAAGGAGAAGAAGGTGTGTCTTTTAATGTTTCTTTAATGTGCTTATCTTTGACTGGTATCTGAATGTCATTACCATTGATGATTGCATGATAGTGGTTATTCAGAATCAAATCTGGATCAGACGTATTGGTTTTACTCGCTGCTGTTATTTCAGTAGTCAAAGAGGGTGAAGTATAGGAATCTGTAGTTGTAGTTGTTTTTGTTGTTCCTTCTTTATACCCTTTATCATATCCATAATGGTAAATCATTGTTGTTGTTCCAATAAAGAAAATCATCAGAATAATAACAATAAGGATATTTCTTTTATTTATATCATTAAAATCAATCACTTTAGAATCACCTATTTTCATTCTCAATACTGTAATAAAGGATGTAGACCTTCGGTGTGTCACATTGAAAGTTCTAATAGTTTACACACATAGTGATTCACATGCTATACCTAGTGTAGGAAACATATATCTCTTATTTCATAGAGTTCCAAGTTACAGAAACAAGAGATACATGTATATAATATAGATTCCCTCAGTCTCCCCATAGCGTGCCACAATTAACCACTTTGTATTTATGTACCACAATTAGGTTTTCTTTAGGTCTTTCCTAAACTAGAGTTGTCTTTTATACGAAACTTTCTCTGCTGTGTTTAGATCCTTTAACATTGCCAGTTTTACCTTGCTATAGTTCTCTCTGCCAACAGGTCTAGGGTTTGTCTGATTCAGTTCTGGAATATAGAAGATACCTCTGTCTGGGTCATCCCATTGTTCAAGTAACTCATCCAGTTGTTCGTCCATCCCTGTTTGATAATCCCTATCCATAGAATTAGCAAAGAACTCTACAGCCATAGTGACAGCATCCAGTCTATCATCATGAGCAAGTGCCCCTCTTTCATTGGTGAGCCGTGTCATTTGATAGATTAAAGAATAGTTAGGGCTGGATTCATAAGTCTTATAATCAGCAGTGATTACCCCTTTATTGACAATGAGCTTGTGTCTCATCATCACTGGTTCAAGGGTGTCTATAATACGCTGTTCCTTCTGTGCCTTACTTCTGATTTCTTCCAAAGCACATGGATAGATTCTGGTAAAGATAGGAGCAAGCAGTTTGCCAAACATCCCATCACCAAAGTTAGATTCATAGACAACTGTATTAACCTTCCAGAACTTAGCTTTGTTAGCTAGTGTCTCCAGTGTGTTATCACTGTATCCAGAAGTGTACCCTCCACTTTCCATCAAGAACAAATAGCCATTAAGATATTTGATGATTGCATATGCTGTTTCATCCTTACCACGCCCCGATGGGTCAATAGCCATGACTGTCCCTGTGTATTCAGACGTTTCAGGAGATTGCAAAAGAGGTGAATAGAAGTAGTCACCTTTAAGAGCAACAGACGCAATGTCTTTCCATCTCTTTGTAGGGTCAGCCGTCCAAGACCACTTGAGACTAGCTTCATTCATGTCCAAATCCGCTACAATCAAGTCCTGTACTTTAAGTGGGTATTTCTCTTGATCTGACAAGTTAGTATTAAGCATGAACTGTAAAGCAAATCCTGCCTTGCCATAAGACAACTCTCGCTCTGCAATATCCTGCTCATTGAATCTCTTAGGGTCTGTAGGTTCTCCCTTGTGTGCTTCCCAGTTATCAAGGATAAAAGGAGCAAGGGTGTCTCCATAATCTTCAAGCTGCTTCTTGTCCTCTGGATAACGTACCGTCCAGATTCTGCAATGATACCCACGTTTCTGTAGCTCAGTATAAAGAGACATTTCATTCTGAGGTGTCCCCAGATAGATGATTTGTCCCCCAGGTTTAATAACAGAATCAAATTCTTTTACTGCTTCCCCCAGCTTATCCCGTTGTGTCTGGGTGCCAGAGTTACCTGGAACTTCGACGTCATCTGCAATCAGAAGGTCTGCACGAGAACCAGTAATCTGTCCAGTGATACCTACAGACTTTACAGACGGAGAAATATCTGGGATAGCCAAGCCTACGTCAAAGAGATTCTGGGTGTTTCTCTGCCCTTCCTTTGTTTTTAGTTCAGCAAGGAAAGGGAGCAGCATAATGATACGCCGTACAAAGACAGCGTTCGCATCTGCTCTATCTTTAGACGCAGACACAATCAGTACTTTAATCTGCGGTTCATTCCAAAGTTTCCATACGGCGTATGCACATGTCAGATAGGATTTAGCGACACCACGGAATCCTTCTATAATGAATCGTTTACTGGGGTATGTCATCAGATGTTTAGCAATATCATACTGAATCGGTGTTGGTTCTGGTAAGCCCAAATCATGCCAAAGCATATAGACAAACACCCTAAAATCAGCTTTAGCTTTTTGAATCTGGGTGTTTGTCCAATATGCTCCTGTAAAATCAGTTAAGTCGATCAATATCTACACCGTCTTTCACATCATCAAAAATTGGGATGTGCTGACGCTCAATCTGCTGCTGTATGTCTGCAACACCCTTAGTGCGAGGGGAAACAATCAAATCATTGTCTTTCAAGAATTTTCTTACACGGTCAAGGAAACGTGGGTCTTTCCGCATTTCTGGATCAGCAAGCCCTTCACGAATTGCTTGTACTTCACCCTGTGCAATTTCATCCAAAAGTGCTGGATCAATTTCAAACATCTTCATCACCCCATCCATCATATCTATCAAGATCATTTGCTCTAATCGTAGACAGCACCTTGTCTGCATAATCAGGGTCAGTTGCATAAATCGGTGCAAGAGTGCGTACAAAGTCTTCTACAGACCAAGTACTTTCCCATGCTTCTACAACTTCAGCATATTTGTAGTCTTCAGTAATAAGGATACACCAGTCTCTAATTGCTTCTTCCAGTGTTTCATAAGACTGGAATTTATCATAGATAGTTACATAGTGCCCATTTTCATATTCAGTAGTCTGCTGTCGTACATAATTGCCCCATCCATTCCATTTGCGTCCAAAGTAGTTATACTGTCCAATGCAGTACCTGCCCCAACCACTTTCAAGAATAGCCTGTGCAATGCACACAGATGCAGGAAGATTATATTCTGCACAGACATCACCAGCAGTATTTCCAATCATTTCAATAAATTCATCTGGGGTCATATGGGAATCTCCTTCCATTTTCTTTCTTTACTTCATCAGGCACCCCATCTTTATCTGCATCATAAAGCCATCTACTAAGAACAGTCACAGTTGCTGTCATTCCAATCACGACAATAATGAACTGTCTAAATTCTGGGATATTAGGGTGTCCTGTCATAATCCATTCATATGCTGTCATTGTCAAATAAATAAAAAGACAAAGAATTAAAAAATTGACATTGAATTTAATCAATGTCATGGATTCTTTGTCTCGTCTCTTTGGTTTGAATGTAGACAACACTTTGATTAGTTTTGATTTAAGTTGTCCCACATATCCTCCATACGTGCAATACGATCATTGTTAATACGATGTGCCATTTCCATAGCGGTCATCCGAGCATCTAATGCACGCCTGTCTGCTGCACTCATTTCTACTTCTTTTTTCAGCTCAGATAAAACTTTAGTGTTCATGTCGATCGTCTTCTGAATAGGGCGGATTACAAGAAAATTGAACCCACTACTCACCAGTGTTGCGATGGTCAGAACAGAAACGATACTGTCTAAGAAGTTCATGCTTCCCTCACATACAAAAAAAACAGCACTTATCTAGTGCTGTGCAAAATCATAATAATTTGAGCAATACAAGAAGTATAACTACTATAGGAGAAACAACGAAAGAGAGAAATACAAAAACAATCATACATGCTCCTGCATAGGATATTCCTTCTTTTTCTCCTACAATAGCAGCAGCAATTAAGAAAGCAATAACAGCTAATGTTGCAATCATATTTATCCCTTCTTTCTGCCTATAGTATAACAGGTTTAATATAAATATAATAGGGGTGCCAAAAGACACCCCCATCATATTTAACTTACCGACTAACTTATTACTAAGTAGTAGGTGTCGTACCTGTAGGTGCAGGAACGATAAAAGCTGGAACAGGAGCTGGACGCAGTTTCTGAATGAGATCAGCTGTCTGTGCTGTCTGTCCATTAAGGATGTTAGCTGCCATGAGCTGACGATCTCTTTCTTCCAGTTTAGCCTTCAGTTCTGCCATCTGGTATTCAGAGAACATTGCTCTGGTCTTTGCACCATCCTCTTTGATAGCTTCTACGATACTGCAAGTGTTCCTATACCCTTCTGTACGGACTGCATCAATGTTTCTGTTGGTCTCGCAGCAGCACATCTGAGCAGCCTGCTGGTTCTGACCAAGCTGCTGCATAAGACCAAAGTTGCCCTGCATGACCGTCTTCTCCAGACCATTGATACCATTAGTGAGAGCATAGGTGCTATTAGCCTGACCATAAGTCAGACCACGCATCTGAGACATTTCATTGGAGTAATCAAAGCCCCTCTGAATGTCTGCCTGAGTTGCAGCATTCCCTCTGTTACCAAAGAGATTACCACCACCACCGAGTAATACGAATAACACGACTACCCACAACCATTCACTACCACCGAAACCACCGCCTGTCTTCTCATTCAGATTAAATACAGGCTGTACACCACTACCCATACCGTTCTCCATAGAATCACCATTCCTTTCGTAAAAATAAGAAGAGAACTGTATATATCAACTCTGCCGTACGCTCAGAGCTGAATACCAAACATAGCAAATTTCTGCTTTATATCGGCAATAAGAGGAGCAAGCTGTGTCTGAGGAATACCCTGTGTAGAAATCATGTTCATGACAATCTGCTGCCTTTCCGCTGGTGTCTTCCCCTGCATCATAGTCATTGCCCTCTGGAAGCGTGGATCACTACCTATCAATGACATAAGAGCTGTTTCGATGTTAGTGTTCATCATGATTAGTCTCCTTTACTTTTAGCAATCAATGTATCTACTTTTTCTTCAAGTGTCTTTAACCTTTCGTTCAAACTTTCTTCCTGTCCTTTTGCCTTTTCATAGACTTCAATGACTGGAAGACCACTAAGATCAATGTATTTCACATAGACCTTATTTTCTTTTTTAGAAATAAAGAAGGTGAGAGAGCCACAAGGATCTACTCTAGCTCGCCTCACTTCTTCTACATCATTTACTTCACCTCCGAAGCTGTTGATAGCTGGTGGTGCGGGTGGATAAGCGAACATGATAATCACCTTTCCTTTTGTTAATAATCAGTGTATGTTGGCTTCATTTTATTTATTTCTGGCGACCAACTCAGCTCAAAACCACGGAGGTCTTGTGTATCCTGTATGTCATCAGCTGGGGTACGTTGAAACCATGTTTTTAATTTAGTCCCGGATATCGACCCTAGGTATATCCCGTCGGACGTTTCGTTTCCGGGGTCTCCTTCTGGCCATACTATAAAAGTATAACATTGCAATTCGTACTTTTTGCCGGGGGTCACTCCAACATATGTATATGTACTATTCGATGTATCATCGTATTCGTACTTATTCCAGAATACCTTAATAACTTCAACCCCCGGAGGTACAGAGAACATATCACCTGCGCCAACTGAAACACTCCCAGTCGGCACAGCAACTGTTGCTTGTTTCCATGCTGCGTAAGTAGTGCCATTTTTCTTCACTTTCAGATGGGTTGCGTTAGCGTCCGTTGTGCTTCCTAATTTTACATACCCTTTTTGTCCATCTACCTCAAGAGCTAGATAAGGACTGCCACCTACTTCTTCTGGCGTTGTATAAATATTACAGGTTTCTTCTGTTTCACCTGTTTTTAGAATGTGCAGTTTCTTTGTAAGTGTACTCATCAAGTCCTCCTATTTCACCCATATTTGTGTATCATCAATATCCAACACGGTATCGTGGTCAAGTGTTTTCAGTTTATCTAGTTCCACATACAGACGATTACGCTGGAGTTCAATGGTATGATACTCATTGGTGGTATAGCCACCTAGCCAATGTATAATGTAATTCTTTATTCTATCCATAGTTCCGCTCCGTTAATAACAAGGTGTCCGTTGCTGATTACTGCAAAACCACTATCATTAGTCAACTGAGAAGTCTTTGTCGGAATATTAGCTTCAATAGATGCTCTTGCGGATGAAATTGCTGTGCGTACATAAGTTGTAGTAGCATAGTTGCTATCATTGGTAAGCTGACTGGTCTTTGTAGGAATCTTATTGTCAACTTCTGCTTTAGTGTAATAGGAGGACAGGTCAGGGTTAATGTTAGCAATTTTATTGTCTACTTCTGTTCTAGTGTAAGTTTCTGTCTTCATATAGTAGCTAGAAGGGTCAAACTTAGCTGCATCAATAGCACTCTGAGCTGCTGCTGCTGCACTAGATGCTGCATTAGTTTCACTCACCTTTGCATTAGAAGCACTTGTAGCTGCTTCTTCTGCATGAGATGCTGCCTTAGTCTCACTAGTTTTAGCCTTATATGCATTTGAAGCTGCATTAGAAGCCGAAGAAGACGCTGCCAATGCATTATCAGCACTGGACTTTGCACTGGACTGAGAGGCACTAGCAGAGGACGCAGAGCTACTTGCAGCAGTCTTAGCTTCCTCAGCCCAAGTCTTAGAGGACTTATTACCAGTCACCCCATCTGGACTAGAGGAAGACACAGCCCACTTCTTAGCAAGATCTGAACTATTGTTAGCTTCAGTAGCTTTAATAGTAGTAGTATCTCTTAAAGTGGTCATAGTGCTGACATAGGTATTGCCTGTGTCAGTCAAACGCTTATTCTGAGTGTCTCCTGTAGAGGTCAGTCGTGTATTCTGAGTATCCCCAGTAGCAGTCAAACGAGCATTCTGAGTATCCCCAGTAGCAGTCAAACGAGCATTCTGAGTATCCCCAGTAGCGACAATAGAGCTATTCTGTGTTGCCCCTGTGTTTTTAAGCTGATTTAAGAGACTGTCCTGATTAGCTTTAATGTATCTAAGAGTTACAACATCCCCATCCTCAATAGGATCAAGAGCATTGATAATTCTTTTATACTGCCCATCCCAGCAATTAGGGTTATCATACGCAGTAGACATACCAGAATCAACGACCTTATCAGCTGTTTCTTCAGCAAGATGCAAGAGTTGTACTTCCTGTAAAGACAAGTCTGCACTCCTGAGTACAGAAGCATCCTGCCATTCTACAAGAGGATCAGTAGTTGTCTCACGGTAAATCTTAACAGAATGTCCAATAGGGACACCTTTAACAAGCCTTACCTGTTTGTCTTCTACCGTATAATCTACACCCATAGTAAGTTCTGTAATATTGGTATAAATGTCTTCTACCTTTACAAACTTCTTCCGTAAATAATCAAAAGGGAATGCATAGACAAGCTGACTAGCATTCCCTTCATAAATTACAGAAGCCTTTCTTTCTTTAGCCAAAGTTAAGCTCCTTTACTATTTAACATTCATGATTGAAGAAATATCAGAATTTGCATTGCGATTGTTCCCAGAAGCAGCACCAATCTTATAGCGGTTCTTTCGTTCACGTTGCTTCTTCTCCTTATTCATTTCTTTTCGTTTCTTCACACCACTGACATCTCTAATTTCAGATGCAAGAAGTGTCATGCCCCAGAATCCATTAAATGGCACAACCTTCAGAATATTTGCCATGTCTTCCTGCGACATTCCATCACCAACTGTAGAGTTATAGACACTATCTCCAAACCCCATGATTGGATTGATAGTAGAAGACACAGCTGGCATCTGATTTACTGCACGCCCTACAATAGAACCTGCTTTCATATCTTTCCCTGCGCCGTATGCCTTAGAAGAGTTGTCTACTGTAGTACGCATCATAGGCGTACCAGTTAGAATCTCATAGATGTCTGAACCAAAGGAAGGGATAGAGCCAGTGATAGCACCACGAGAGAAAGCAGCCCATGCAAGTCTACCTGGAGTTAATTGTTTAGCAATGTACTCTTTTCTTCCTTCTGGATCGTTAGGATATTTCACCAACGCTCTAAGATATACCAATCCCATATAAGACATACAGTTTGTTCCCATTGAAGCCAGTGCAGCCAGTGCATCATCCATCTGGCGAGAAGACAACGCTCTGAGTGTCTGGTCATTAACGGCACGAAGAGAATAATCTTTGAACTGGAACAACAGCTTAGTAAACCAGTTCTTTTCCTTCAAGAGAGGGGTATTCCCGATAGACATCTGCTGAATTCCACGTCTGCTGTAGTTTTCAAGCAGATTTCTAAATTCAAAGAAAGTCTGATGGTCTTCTTTTCTCCATTTGTCAAAGACATCTGGATCAAATTTGCCACTATCAAGATACTTTGTGATATGAGCTTTCAGTTTGTCTACATCCTGCACATGTGCTGCATCCAATAAATATTTGCTGAATGGATCACGAGTACTGGAAATCTTCTCTCCTCTAGCCCATTTGATAGCGTCAATGAAGCCACTTTCCCTAGTCTGTCTAATCATCCAGTCAGTCAGTTTAGGGAGCTGATTCAGAGTAGATGTAACATTGGAGAATATCTTCATTGTCTCCTGTGCCTTATCAAGTCTCTTTCCCCAGACACTAGAATAACCAAGGGCGTCTCTAAAAGACCGTGCTTCATAATCAGAGTTCCTATCCCAGAATCTAGTATTCAGTTCTCTTCCATACAATCTTACCTGTGCTTCTTTTGCAAAATCTTCCAATTCTTTTTCAGAAGCAGAGAGCATAGCACGTCTCATTTGTCTAAGGATTGGAATTGACTTATACAGAACGCGCGTTCCTGCATATGCCATTGCAGAACCAAATTCACCAAGCTGTGCCATGAACATCTGTCCACCAACGTCTGCATAGGATTTAGTTCTGAACAATTCAGAGAAAGCATCCCAGAGAGTTTTAGGCTTTGTGTCTACATGTGTAGAGAGCAACCTAGACATTCCTTCTGTCAAGGCGTCTTTCTGTTCCTTCGCTGCTGACTTAGTAATCTTACCTGCTTTAATCCCTAATTCAAGCTGTCTTGCCACATCATCAAGAACACCAGTTTGTCTCCAATTCCCGATGGAATCAAAGACTGCCACTTCACCACAGACACGATCAATGTAGGAATTGATGATTCTGTCTGTATTCACATCACGAAGATGAGAATCAAATGAGAAATCAAGCGTTGTTCCTGCTTTGTTCGCAATAGGCATGTGTACTGTAGTATCCATAGGAAGTCGAGATTTCAAGAACTGGGGGATGCCTACACCATACTTACCACCAGAGAAGCATGTCTCACTGGCGTTCTGGTCAATGACACCTCTAGCCCAAGCCTTACATCTTTTATCAATCTCTTCCTCTACCATAGCCTTAGTGATCTTTTCAAGCTGCGGTTCTTCTGGAATAGTAGAAGTGTCTAGCTCCAGTTGCTTCCCTACTGTCTTTTGATAGCCAGCATCTTTAAGAGCCTTTCCTTGCTTTGAGCGTTTATTTGTCTCCTTAAATTCTGCTTTAGGAACACGCCCACCAAACATTTTGTCTTCCCATTCTTTGTGAGCTTTGAGGTATCGTCTTTTAGCATCTGCTTCCATCTGCTTTCTGACAACATCTCTCTTACAAGCCATCTGAGCATATTCATACATCTTTTTCATGCATGTCTCAGTGTCACCATCCATAAAGTCCACAAGGCGTGTCAGCATCTCATTGTCTACCTTACGAGTAAATTCAAGATCAAGTGGTTTCCAGTCTTTATCAATATAACTACCGTAACCACCACCACCATGAAACTGAGAATCTTCCTGCATCATGGTGAGACACCCTTCTCTGATCTTCTTGATTGTTTCTGCTGCTTTGATGACCTCAGGATCCCAAACCATTTCATTCGGAGACAACCCAGCTTTGTTTCCTGCATACTGTGCATTGAAACACTGCTGTACCTGTCTATCAAATTCCAGTCTATACTGCCCCTGAAATTTATAGAATTTATTTTTCTGCAACCAAGCATTTCTAGCATCATAATAATCATTGAGCATTGGTTTTACACGCTGCTGAAGATACTGCTTGATACGCTCCCCTACAACAGGATTAGCTCGTGCTGCAATTCTTCCTCGTGTCGGTTCAAAGAGAAAATCATTCAAGCTACGGACTGCAAGAAGTTTTGAATGTCCAAGTACACCATAGATTGTCTTAAACAGCCCACCTGCTTCCAGATGTTTCCCCAGTCGTGTAGGGAACCAGTGAGGCAATGAACGCTTCATCCATTCATCCACTTCTTTCTGCTCATTATCCCACACCATCTCAGCATGGAAGTTGACAGGACTATCCTTATCAAAAGCAGTATCATAGATGTATGCTGTCCCATCGGGTGATACCTTGATAGGAGTGTCTCTATACTTCTGTTCATATGCAGAAGCCTTTACCCACTTCAATAGCGTGGCGTCTTTTGGCTTTTTGGTCTTAATGCCACGTAACGCATAGATATTTGCTCTTGCAAGACTGAGAACTCTACGAACTGTATAGTTGTGCAGATCCCAGTTCTTATCTTCCAAAAGGTCATAGATACTGGTACGGCTGTTTACATTGACTTTCTTATCTCTAAGAATCTCCTTGTAAGCAGAACCAATAACATCTCTTAACCCTGTTGTCATAGTGTGCATATCTCTAACTACATCTGCAAGGGCACGTTTAGACGCTACTCTGTCTCCGATAATGACATACTGTCCTGTTCCTGGCACTGTGAAAGCAGTTTGTCTGTTAGTAATCTTGATACCATGTTTAGTTGCAAAAGCCGTTGCTTGATTGCTAGACAAAACAAAACATCCTTTACCAACATCATTCAGCCCCATCTCTTTCATTTCCTTGACTTTGAGCTTCAAGCGACGTTTCATTGTATCAATAGGTTTAGCTGCCTTTGCCTTAATACCAGAGGACGGCATTGTGTCTTCCGTCACTTTGCCAGTCAGTTTCAGATTGTCTTTCTTTGCCTTGTTCTCTTTTGCTTCTTTACCAGACAGCTTCACATCTTCCAGTTCCGTAGATTCACTAATCTGTTTCAGTTCTGTGCCAATACGCTTCTTTAGAGTGTCTGTTGGTTTCATTCCAAAAGCCCCAGTAAGCATGTTGTCTTCACTGCGGTTCAAGTGTCCATATACTTTTTGAAGAGTTTTAGATTTAGGTAATACTCCCTTAACAGTACGCATCGCATCAAACGCATTGCCAAGGATTGCTGCCTGTACCATGTACTGTGCATAGTTTGCTTCAAATCCCCCATACTTGTTAGACAACGCTCTGTCTAGCCCCATCATAGACGCACCTGTAGCTGCATTAGCTGCCATTCGTGCTACCTTAGATTTAGCAAACATAGACAGTTTGTCTGCATTAGTACCAAACATTCTTGCAAGCTGTCCTACCATAGTATCAGAAGTAACGCCACCAAGATACTTAGCACCAATACCACCAGCCACGGATTTGATACCTTTTGCAATGAGTGCCCCTTCACTAAGACCTGTAGCCATGAGTGCAAGGTTCACTGGTTCAAGCATACCGCCAGCTAAAGAGCCTGCAATGCCTGCAATGTTATATCCCTGCATCTGCTCATCCTGCGCTAGACGTACTGCCCGATCATAATCCTGTTTCTTCATTGCAGCCAACATAAACAGGTGGTCTTGCGAATATGAATTAGTCAGTACAAAGTTCTGTGCCGTAGGGTCATTAGGCATCAGCTTCTTTACATAGTCAATTTCCTCATCACTGGGCGTATAAGGGGTACTAAACCCAGGTATAGACACACTTCCTCTGACAGCTGGGTTAATCCATGACCAAAGGTAACGAAGAGAAGACGTGACACCACTATCAAGAATTGCATCATCTGCAGCATCCACAAATCTGGAAATGGGGTCACGTTCTTCCATAGGAGCAGGAGCATCTGGAATATATTCATGCCCATACCTAGAATGTCCCTGTCTGTCTACAGGAATAGAGCCAACAGCAGTAATAGGAGAATACTCTTCACCAAGTTTAGCCTTTACTCCATCATAATATTTGTTATCTTCATTGTCCTTATCTGTAAAATAGTTTCCTGCATATAATGCATCTAAGTAAGAATCTATGTCATGTGCTTCCCCAATTCCATATGGAGCATATTTTGCAAGATAATGCCCCATATACTCTGCATACTCTTCTGGAGAATCAAATATCTTAAAGTATAGATTAGTCCCCTTCAATCTATTTTCTTCCCCATTAGGTTCTGTCTGAGTAACCCCACCATAGTTATTGTTTTCTTTTGCTAAGTCAGAAGTAAAATCTGAGGATTCAAGACGCCACTGTGCATAGATATAGTGGGGATCAATGTTGTTTGTGCCTAGGATTTCATTGGCAACTTGTGCTGCTCTCTCTGCTAATTCATAATAAGTCAATGTCACTTCTCCTTTCCACTACTTTAATCTTCTGGCATATCCGTAGGATTATATTCAGAAGTCATTTCTCCATCCACTTCATCCTCAGTAATCCAGTGATGTCTTTCTTCATACTGTCCCTGCTCTTCTGCTACAAGGTTATCCATTTCAGACACCCCTGTATCTGGGTCTGGGGTAAGCAAGTCATTGACGTAAGCAGAAAATTCATCGGGTGAAAAGTACTTCTGCTCCTGCGTGCTGCTGTTCATGAATCCAAGAACATTAGTAGATGGATCATAGACAACATTCACACTTTCTGGAGAATCAAAAGAATACACCATATTCTTGATAGCCAGACGCGCCGATCTTCCCTTATCGGTATAGTTATCCTGATTCACACCAGTAAAGAAGTCTTTCGGAATGATGCAATCTAAACCCATTTCATGATAATCAAAATACTGCCCTCTAATCTGGTCAGCTGCCTGTTTTACTGCTGCATCTCCGTCCATACCATTGTAGATATAGACTTTTGCCAGATTTCTGATCTTTCCACGAAGGCTAGGATCATTGGCACCATAGACACCATTTAAGATAGGTGAACCATCTGCATTTGTTCCCATAGTCTCTATCTGCATTGCTGTGTTGTCTGCATTAGCCATGGCATCATTAAGGCGTGTCTCCATAATGTCTTTTGTGTCTTCGTTATGCTCCTGCTGATACACATTTCCATAGAGCTGCATTGCTTTTTTCAGCCCGTCAAATCCTTCCTCGGAATGATAGGAAATCCCATCTTCTACCTGCGACAAAGAAGACAATGCTGAAATATCTTTCAACGTGCTGCCACTGAATATAGAACTAGCCAATGCAGGGTTTGTGTGATACATATCAAGAGCCGTCTGAATGTTCTGCAATGCTGGTGTATTATATGTTGCCTTATCCCAATCAATATTCATGGCGTCCATAAGAGAAGAATTGACAGCAAAATTCAAACTATTCTTAAATGCTTTCATCTGAGGAGCAGTAAGAAGTTTGCCTTCCTGTCTAACACATTCATTCAGATCAATTTCTCCATTAGAAAATGAAGACAAAATTCCTTTCAAGAGTGTCTGACCAGCCCCAATGACTTCCTGCTCTGTCAGTGCTTTCTTAGACACACTCCCATCTGCGTTCTGCACACTCTTCTGTAATGGTGCCGTGATAGGAGAACCACCGCCATAAGAATTGCCTTTACACAAAGCACTAAACCACTGAGAAATGTTCTGCTGTGTTGCACTATCCAATACTACGGCAGCTGCTTTTCCTACTGCCCCAGAACGCCCAGAAGATCTTACTCTGCTCTGATATTCAATCTCTCGCTTCTTGTCTCCACGCATAGAGTTGAACATTCCCTTCTGTGCCATGACAGCAGCAATATGCGGATTGTCTTTCTTAATCTGCTCTACCTTTTTATCAAACTCATCCAGAGATGTGCATTTCTGTAGACCATCAACAATATCTGCCATGTACTTTTCTCTGAGTGCGCCGTCCATAGCAATTCCAGAGCCATGATAGTCTTCATAAGGTAAGAGTTCTTTCAACTTCCACTCTTTACCGTTCACATCCGTATAGACATTCGCTTCAAAGAGTTTGTCTAAATCCTTACCACCATTGTTCGCAATACGTTCATCAATAGCCTTAGACAGCATTGGAAGCATGGCATAGAAAGAGCCCCCTGCATTTTCATAATCAGTACATGCCTGTTTGAGTTCTTCTACCTGTGTCTCAATAGGGGTCTGAGACACATGTTCTGCACTTCCAATGTCTGACAGTTTGGCGGTAAAAGAAGCAGAGCGAATCGCTTCTCTATTCTTCCCTGCTTCTGCCATCTGCCTATTGATATTGTTCTGGGTGTAAGTGTCCATGTTTTCATAGAACCCAAGAGCAAAGAACTTAGAATCTCCATTGTGCTGAAAACTGGAAATAGGTTTGATACTTCCCAGAGCAGATGCACTATTAGGAGCAGAATCTCCTGTGACCTGTGCGTCTTCATTTGCCTTTTCCCAATCTTCCCCAATGTTATATTCACGTCTATGTGCTTCTACAAAGTTCAGCCATCGTGCATTTTCTTCCCCTGCTGTCTGACATTCCCCCTCTTTGGCTACAACGTCCTGATCGTATCTGTTACGAATATCACGAATTGCATTTTCGCCACGATACTTATCTAGGGCAGCCATAGTATAGGGATTGTCTAACAACTCTTTGTGATTAGAGTTAGCAAGCATCTGCTGAGAAGAAGTCAGAATCTTTCCTGCATTGTTCGGATCATTCTTAATCACTTCTGCCATGAATTTGCCGTACTTTTCATCTCTAGCATCCTGTTGTGACATGTGACTAAGGATAGTGTCTCCCAGCACCCCAAGTGCTTTTGCAAGACTTGCTGCCTTAGATCCTGCACCTGCTGTCGTACTTCCAGAAGGAACAATAAGCTGCTTCTGGTATGTATCTCGTACCTGAGGTGCAAACTGTCTCTGTGTACCTACGGCATTTGCTACATTTGTTGCCATTACTTCTGTCCCCCTGTCTTACGATTTATTTTTACATTCTGATATGCATCATACGTCTGCATTCCTGTTGCCAGCAAAGACAAGATATCTGCCTTCTTATTCGGTTTAGCAGCTTCCTTATAAGACGCCACTGTACGCTGTGTAGACTTCAATGTAGTCAGTTTGTTCAAATCAATCTCATTGCTCTTTCGTAAATAGTTATCCTGAATAGAAGCTACATTTCTAGCAGTGTCTCCAACAGAACTTCGCATGATCTGGTCAGCAGTTCTCCCACCGCCAGCCATGTCTTCATTTACTGCTGCCTGTACCTGTGAATTGAGCTGTAATGCATTCTGCTGAGTTTTCATGATAGAAGTAACAGCTTCATCATATGCATCTTGTCTTTCCTGTTCATAGTTCACCAGACTGCCATTCATCTGATAAATAGCATCATTTGCCTGTGCCTGATACGCCTGTGCATTAGCTATGTTCTGCTGTCTAATCTGCAAGCCTTTCAAGCCTATCGTTGCTGCTGCCATTCCTGCGAATCCACACATTACTTACTTTCATCTCCTTTTAACTCAAAAACAGAAAAATCATCGTCTAGCTTTGTCCATGTAGCACCAAGCCAATCAAGATATTCTACATGCGTTGTGTTCTTTGTCCAAACTACATTTGTTAAGACACCATATGCTTTCAGAAGTCTAGGCAGTAATTGCTTTGAGAATCGTAAGAAGCTGAGTTTGTGTCTGGCATACTCTGGTGTAAAGCACAGCCAAATCACGCCTTTCCCTCTGTATTTGTACAGACCACCAATCCCAACTGCCTTGTCTTTGTATGTGATCTTGTAAACTGGATGTTCATAATGCACTACGAGATCAACAATGCACATATCATAAGAAGTACGGTTACTACTCATCATGATTTCTTTCTTGTCTTCTCTTCGTAGTGCATTACAAATATCCCAGATTTCTTTTGTTCCTATTGCTTTGATTTTCCAATCAGAATTACACTCTAGTAGCTCTCTTATAGTAAACACCTTCCCAACCTGCGCCAATCAATGCTACAGGCATAGGAAGTTCTGTCTCTATACTGATAGAGCAATTAGAACTCAAAGACTGTACAGGGAACTTAAACTGTCCTGTCTCTAATGCTGTAAGTCCAATTTTGTTTCTACCAGAACCTAAAAGCCGTGCAGTCATCACATATTCATATGTCTCTTTGTCAAAACATTCAACAATGGCTTTGATATATCCGCAATTCTCATAGTTCACCCAGAAATTCCTAAGCTGTAATCTTCCTTCTGTGTATGCAGTAACACCATTGTCATCCTGTTTACGAATCATAACCTCAGAGAACTTTGCCTTGAATTTATACAATTCTCCTTCAATGAGACGCCTACCTACCCAATTCCCTTGTAACCAGACGTATCTTCCATCTACCATTTCTTCTGGTGTCCATTTGCGGAAAAAGCCTTTGCTGTCTACCAGTCCGTAAGACACACCTGCTTTCAGAGTGTCTCCATACATGGTTTTCATATCTACCTTAGTCCGTCCTTCAATGTCATCATAAGCATCTGAATGAATGGCAGGTAAAACAACCTTTCTATCCATAAAGACACGATATGGTTCATACTCTTCATAGTCCTTCGTGTTATAAGTAAAGGAGACACTTTCAAGAGTAATCATCCCTTGTCTATCAAACACAAGGTACAAGGTAGAATTGATAAATCCACCACCAAGAATGCGGGCACCATTGAACTCCCAGTAAGACCAAGAGGACTGTAATCTGCTGTTATCTACAAACAAATATTTGTAAATGTATACTTTTGATTCAGCCCCAATAGTAAAGAACCCTAAGACATTCTCTGTATTGGAAGACACAATTTTATATACCCCATTCGGAATAAAAGAAGGTACATGTGACGTTACATCCTGTGCATCTTTCAAATTGGTGGTATCTTCAATCGTGAAATATTCTTTGATCGTAGTAAACTCTGCACGTTCTGTAGGAAAATAGACACGTCTTCCTGCCCCTACTGGACGCACATATGGATTGCAAGTAAATTCTGTGACTTCTGTGATAGAGCAATTCTTAGGAGACAATACGCCATCAGCTCTAAGTAAGAACTGTGTGTCATTCGAGAAGAGAAGCAACTCTTCATCAAATGGAACAGCATGATAGAGGATAGACACACTGTTATGAGAGACTGCTAAATCAATAGGATCAGTGTCCTGCATGTCTACTACAGAAGCAAACCAGAAATTAAAGAAAGACGCAGACCTAGACAGGATGACATTCTCTCCTGAAATAAGTCCAAGTCTGTTTCTGTAAAAGAAGATATCATTGATAGTTGCTCCAACGAAAGAAGGTTCTGGGTTAGAATCCTCATCACCTACATCTCTATCATCCCAATCCAAAGGTTTAAGAGTGAAAGACATGTCTGCATTTCTTACCAGTCCCTGAGGCATGGTAGAAGAATCAAGAGTAGTAGGTGTTTCTGGTCTTGCACATTCTGTCCAGAGCTGTGTGTCTCCATCATATCTGACATAATAATCATCAGCTACATTCGTTGCCCCTTTTACCTGTACTGTAAATCCATTAGGAGCAGAACGTGGCAGATTGTTAAAGTTCTGTACAGCATGATAAATACCAAACATAGACATACCATTGTACCCATCTTTAATCTTAACGGTCTTAATGGTAGTCCCTGCTTTCTTTACATATAGCCAGCTATCCCCAGTTTCTACTGTCCACCCATTGCTTTTTGCAGAAGTGGCAAGCTGTTCAGCAATCCAGTTTACGTCTACCTTCGTACTATCAGAAGCATTAGATCCATCTGGTGTCGTGTAAGTGGCAATCGTTACATCATTGATAATACAAGCATATGTTCTGCCATACTGCCCACTCTTAACATTAAAGAGTGCGCCCTGTGTGTCTTTCCATCTGCCAGAATCCCAGACCTTCCCTGTCATTGCTACTTTCTTTTTTGTATTAACAATAAAAGTATAGTCTGCAATGGTAATGCATTTAAGATACTTTCTGGGATCTACACCACTAAGGTATGATGCAGATTTAGCATCAATGGTCACTTTGTATTCTTTGCCATCTTCATCATAAATCTTACAGCTACCATTTCCATCAAAAATCATGATGTACTTTTCTTCTTCATCTCTCTTTACTACATGTACAAGAGGACGATAAGTAGAAGATGGAGAAGCAAACAAATTTTTGATATGCACAGTCGGTGCCCTTTTTTGAAGACCACCTACTTCTGTGCTATATCCATTTATCTGTTCTTCAAGCTGCTCTGGTAAACGAAGAATAGCAGGCTGCTGACTGATACCAGACACAATGTTTTTGATGGTCTGACTGTATAAGTTTGTAGCCATTAGTTACCTCTTTCAAGAATTGTCTGCACACCAGTTACACTCAGCATATTGAAGTTATTAGAATCAAGTTCATATTCCATCAAAGCTGCCCATGCTTCCTGCTCATCTCTGAGAAGCTCTTCACCAAGGGAGCTGTCCCCTAAGTAGCGTGTCTGAAAAGTTGTAGCTGCCTTCGCTGTGATATAGCTTCGCATTGGATCTGGCATGTCTTCAAAATCAACAAGGAAAATAATTGTGCAATCAATACTATTGTTAAAAATATCTGTCTGCTCTTCCCAATCAAAAAGATAGTCCCCTTTTTTCGTGTACTTCTTATTGTCTGTACCAACAACGTACAGGAGATTAGACAACCATCTAATTTTGTGTGTCGTAGTGTCTGGGTTCAATGTATAAGAATCAATCTTATTGAACGTCCATCCTTTACTCTGCACACGTCTATTTACGTTCCTAAGGATACGCAAGCAGTTAATGACATCTACATTTGTTGGATTCTCAATCGTGTTTACAGGAGATTCACCAATACTTGCAAGAATTTCATTGACTGCTTCAAGTTCTGTCAACGGAGTTAAAGTCATTGCTATTTATCCTTTCTAAACAAATCAAAATAAGGTATGGTGTCTCTTTAAGGACTTGAACCTTAAACCTTCTGGTTAGAAGCCAGACGCTCTATCCAATTGAGCTAAAGAGACATAGTGGGAAGATATGCAGTTGCGTTGAGAGGAGGGTATCATGGCATTCATGATTTTATATGCATATCTTCCCTATAAGAAAGGAGGAATCGAGAGGTGTGAGAATTGCACTCACAACAACAGGAAACCCGTAGATCAGTCCTGCCCCATGGTAAGACCTATACCAAGTTCCCTTCCATGTGTGCCTAGCCCTCTCATAAAGTGCCTGCCGTAGCAAGCACTAAATAGCCTAGTCCTCAGACATCAGCTGTTCGCTTCTTATGCAGTAGCGACAACACCCATGTAAGCAGCTTCTGGACGAAGACCACCATGCCCCATAGCATAAGATGCTACGAGCATGTCTGCCTGATATTCAGCACGGCGCGCACGTTCAATAGCAAGGTCTTTCAGTTTGACAGTGCCTACTGCGGTACGATGTGCTGCAATAAAGACAGTGTTGTCTACATACTCAGCAGGGAACACATGTCCTGCACCCTGAATTACACCTTCATTGACTGCTGCACCACCACGAGTAAGGTGCGGAGTTTCAATGATGTCAAAGCCTGCTACACGCAGAACATTGCCTTCTGTGATCGTAGCTACTGCACCATAGTCATGGTTGATTGCGACCAGAGAAGCTACAAGAGCATTTACGCCAGTCGGGGTCATGAATACGTAACGGTCATTCGCAGGAACATAGTTTTCAGACATTTTGGTCTTAACATTGAGAAGCATTTCCACAAGTTTAAGCCCCATTTTCTGAGTAACACCAATATCTTCTCCTGCAAGAACGCCTTTGAGAATTTCACCTTTACCAAGACCAGTAATGTTCTCTTTGTTTGCAACAACCATCTTTGCAATTTCTGCAAGTACGGCACCGTCTGCTGCGTATGCAAGAGCTTCCCCCATCTGACGAGAATATTCACCACGAACATCGAAGTGAGACAGTGCTTCATCCAGATCAGAGATGAGCTGGGAAGTAGTCAGAAGACCATCAATCTGAATGATCTTCTCTTCGCCCGGAATGTTTTCACGCAGGTCATCCAGAGACTTACCAGATTTCAGGTAAGCTGCGGTAGCACGACCAAATACAGGAAACTGTGCAGATTTGCCACTTGCAATGGATCGAACAATATGGCGTCCATTGGTTACAGAAGCACGTTCAAATGCCGTGATGGTTTCTCCTGCAAATACTTTCAGATATCGGGCAAGAGTATCAGTACCACTCTGATTAAGCCCTGGCTGTGCAATCGTTACATCTGCCAAAATAAACTCTCCTTTACATTGAAAAATAGAAATGAATGAATATATGAAACAACAAAAAGACACACACCTGCTTAGATGTGTGTTTGAATATATTTTTGCGATTTACATTTTGTATTTTTTACCAGCGTTTCTATAAAAATAATAAGCCAGTGTGCCTTTTCATTGTTGTCATAACAAAATTAACCAATAAAAGAACTATTCATGGTTTTGTCCTGTACTTCTTTAGTGTACGAAGGATCACGAAGATACCGTGGATCAGACATAGCTTTCACCATTTCTCCTCTGTTAGCAAACCCCATGTTGCCAGCATTGTTGCCAGTGTTACTAGACCGACCAAGAATAGAACGACCAGTGTAACCGTCAGCAGCGTGCATACGAGCCTTAAAGCCATCAAGAGCCAGTCTAATGCCAGCCATGTCCCCTTTTTCAATAAGGTCATTAAAGCGTTCTGCACTTCCGTCATTCTGCTTGCTAATGAAGCCAGCAATCTTTTCATACTCTTCCTGTCCCCCTGCATGCTGATAGACATCTGCTACAAACTGCTTTGCTGTTGCTTCAAGACCAGTAATGTATGCGTCAATAACAGACTTTGGATACCCTGCCTTTTCAAGCTGGTCATAGGACTTTTCAGACAAGCCACCATCTGCATAGTACTCATCAGCAAGGGCATCAAAGTCAATTCCCTTTTTTCCTAATTCGTCTTGCAGCGTCTGGTCTGCTTCCACGGCTTTAGACACACGAGTTTCAATAGGTTCTTCTTCACTCGTGGGCTTGTCTTCATTGTCTTTGGCTTCTGCCTGTTCTTCTGTTTTCGGTGCAGTTTCTTCCGTCTTTTCAGTTTCCTGTGCTTCCTCAGCAGGATCTTTCGTCTCAATCTTTTCTGTGTTTGTCGATCTGATTTCAACGTCTCTTCCCTGTAAAGCATCTTCTGCACCACCTGTCACTGCTCCTTCTGGATATAAAGATTCAGTATTTTCTTCCAATTTACTACATACCTCCCATCTGGTTATTCATACCGTCCATTGCTCCTTTTGCTAATTGAGGAGCAGCTTTCTCTGCCATATTCGACATCATAGACTGCTGCTGTTCCTGTTGGAGCTGTTCATCAGTCTTAATGAGTTCTTCTGTGTCAATACCCAGTGCTGTTGCTTCCATAATCATAATTTTCTGCCAATTCAGATATGTCTGTGCAGCAGGATTCATCTGCTGTAATTCCAAGAACTGAGACAGTTTATTAAGATCATGTCCGCGTCCAATAGCTTCTACGCCTGTAATTACTTCCATATCAACAAGGTCTGGTGGAAGGTCTGGAATTTGCCCACCAGAAGAGAGCTGGGCTACCAGTCTACGTGCCAATGGTAACTGGAGTTCCTGAGACAACAGGGAATAAATTCCACCCAGTGTGTCTTCCAACTCACCAGCTACATATCGAATTTCTTCTGCTGTTACACGTTCACCATTGCGCTGTACTGCACTATTCAGCAAAAAAGCAAAAGACAACCTAGATTCAATATTCGCTGCGGTCTGCTGTGCTACATTCAGATCGTTGTATTTATCCAACTGTAACACCGTAATATCTTCAGCTCTGCCAGGAATAAAAGCTCCTGTTTCTGCTTTAGACAATCTATTCACTCTTGTAATACCATTCGGATTCACAAGGAAATAGACAGACGCGCAAATAGAACTAAGCTCTACAATAGCTTTACTTAGATTTTCAAGAGAACGAATATCACCCAGATATTCCTCTACAAAAGAACGTCCGTAAGATTCACCATCCATCTTCACCATGCGAAGCGGAATCCATGGCGCGCTATCAGCAGGAAATGCCTGTGCTGTCCCATCAATAACTTCACCATTGACTTCCTGATAAGAGATATACTGTCCATTCTGTAACTGAATATCTGTATAAATCTCTACCTCATCAGATGGCTTATGCTCTTCCGTGTTGTCTCCTGTCTTAGAAATCATGTTCTGTACATCTTCTGGAAGAGACGCCCATGCTACTTTGTCTAAGGTAATCAGTCTGTACCATGTCCCCAGTGCATCACGTACAACGACATAATCATTGAGACGATACATTTTGATACCACCTTCCTGAGGTGGTAAATAAAGACAGGCATTTCCTGCGACAATCAGCATTTTCAGAGCTTCTGTGATGGTCACTCTGATCTGGTGTGTCTCTACATATTTCATGCAAATATTTTCAATTCGCATGAGCTGCTGCTGAACTTCCGTTACCATATTGTCCCCAGACTGCTCCAGTTCCTGCTTTGTGTCCTGTGAAGGATTCAAAGTAAAGAAAGGACTATTCGGGGGCATAAGAGCTAAGGCAAGTTTAGATGTCAGATTATTGACTGCTCTGGCACCAAAGCTCTGATATGGTGTACTGAAAGTAGTAGAAGCATTAGAACCATTCTGAGGAAACAGAGAAGGAATTGTGTATTTAGCGCAATCTTCCGCACGAGTGATATACATGTTTCTATCATTAGACAGACGTTCATATGCACTCTTCGCTGTTTCTTCACGGTTCTTGATAATATCATTCATGCTATTCTGCTGTGCCATGTTTGTCTCCTATCATTAGAGATTAAGACCAGTACCTGTCGTACCCCCAGAACCAGCAGAACCACCACTATCAATCATTAGGGCACGCTTCCCTTTATTTGTTCGCTTTCGCTTATTAGACACCAGATCAGATTCCTGCTGCCCCTGCGTAGGTTCTGGTGCAGCCACAGCAGGGGCAGAAATCTGCGGAGAAGCAACTTCCTGTGTACCATATCCACCACCAAGAAGTCCACCTATGAGCTTAATAGCAGGCTGTGCTACTGCCCCTACTAGTTTACCTACTGCATGTCCTACTGCCTTAAATGGTTTTGTAATTGCGTGTGTAACTTTATGCCACCATCCCATATTTCTCATTCTCCTTTAATTTACAAATTGTAATTTACACCTGTATCATTAGTTGCCTTATTCAGTGTGTCTTTCTTAACAGTAAGAGCTGCCACACCTTTCTTTTTGCTTGCTACTTCCCAATTCTTTGTTCCACCATAGACAGCATTTTCTGGATTCTGTGCAGTGTTGTTCGTCTGCTGTAGCTGTGCTGGTGTCATGCTAGGAATAGTAATCTTAGGCATCTTATTCCATAAACACATATCATTTACCTGCATTCATTCTCTGGCATGCTAAAAGAGAATCAATCACATCCTGTACACCCTTGATGTACCCAAGACGCATTGATTCACTTCCAACATCTTTAGCCAGTAAATAGGAAATATCAAAATTCTTACGAAGATACTCCATAACTTCTGCTGAAATATATGGACGTTTCATCTCTGCACGTAAAGAATCAGAATCATCCTGTACTTTAATCAAGGACTACACCTCTCTTTCCTGCATGGTATTTGAATAAGATTAGGATACCATGGGATAATCTCTCCTGTCTTGCTATCGTAGTTTTCATCTCTAAGAATCCGTGCTACCTGTGCCTGTGCCAATGCATAGGATTCAGACAGCCCCTTTTTCTTAAATGCTTCAACTACCGTTTCCCAAGACACACCCTTATCTGCAAAGAGTTTCTGGGCAGTCTTTGCACCAATGCCAGGACATCCAGTGTAATTGTCTGCTGTGTCTCCCATGAGTGTCTGCATAAGATGAAAGTAATCAGCTTCCCCTTCATCAATGACATACAACTCACGTTTCATGAAATTATAAAAGACACTCGGAATACACTTGAAATCTTTATCCGCAGATATGATGACAGTGTGTCCCTTATGTCTTGTCGCTAAGATACCACAAAGATCATCAGCTTCCAGTGTAGGTCTTGTGATACTTTCATAATTCCTTTTGCACCAATCAACAATGGCATGATAACAAACAGGCTTTCTCTTCCCTACTCTATTCTGTTTATAGAGAGGGTAGATCTTCTTTCTGAAATTATCCTCGCCACTGAAGCAGAGAACGATTTTGTATTCACCTTCGTAATTGAGTTTGTCTAACACAGCAGCAGTGATTTCTGCAATACGAGCATCCACCTCACCTTTAGCATCAGCAGCATCTGCCCATAATGTCCAGACATCCCCATACCAGTTGACTTCATGCTCTACTACGGCACATGCCTGAAAGCAAATCATGTCTCCATCAAACACGAGCATCAGTGGGGATTTCACAAGACACTGCTTTTGCATCTTTGTCCTCCAGACTTCCAGAAATTCCATACTGCTTTTTCACTTCATCTACTTCCAGTTCCGCTTCTCTAACGTGTCTATAGGCAAATACAAGCGCACATACAGCGTCATTAAAGTCCTTTACTTCCTGCATAGTTGCAAGCTGTCCATAGCAGTCAGAAACATAAAATTCAATAGAATCAAGTGCTTCTTTTGAAAGAGATGTCAGAGATGTCTTTTCCTGTTCCATTTATTTCTTCTCCTCTTTTGGAAGGTAACGTTCCACTACTTCAATATTGGCTTTTGCTGCATGAATAATAGAAGCATTAGCATTAAACACTTCAGTCAGAATTGTACGAAGTCTAGCAACGATAAAGTTATTTTCATCTGTCGTATCACACTGACTTGCAAGATCTCTCACTAACGCAGTATATTTCAGAAGGAGAACACTCATGTCTTCTGCTTTACGATGTGCTTCATCTTCTTCATCCAACTTGTCATTATAGAAAGCAATAATGTCTTTCTTGCGCTTATCCATATATGCGACAAGCTCCTTCTCTCCCTTAATAGCTTCTTTCCCTGCTTTATGAAATTCATCATAGTCAACAGGAATATTGTACGTTTTATCAATATTCAGTTTAGAAGCTGGGTGTCTTGCATACCAAGTAAGATTATCTCTAGCCATTTCCAGAGGAGACAATGTGTTCATATCTACTTCCTCATCCATCTCTGGAGCCACCACTCTTGCTCTTTCAAGGAATGGATCAATAGATGCAATACGTACAAAATCAAGCGAGCCATTTGCTTTTCTGACACTAACCGCCTGATCCAGACAAAACATAACTCCATCTTCCATCATATGACATACACATTCTTTAGACATAATTTGTACTTCCTTTCTTACAAACAAAGAGAAATAAAAGTGTTCTCTTCTCCATAGCGTACCGCAATTAAAAAATCAGTGACAATCATACCAATTTTTGCCAATAATCCCTTCTGTATCTAACTGCACTCTAAAGTTGTAATGTGCCTGTGTGTCTCGCATTGCAGCCTGTGCTTCTTCAACAACAATCTTTGCAACATCAAGATCTCTGCATGCTATCTGCTGTTCATCGTGAACCCATGCCATTAAGGCAAAGTCCCCGTCCCAGCCATGCTTTAATCCTCTGGCAAGCAGTCGCTCTTCTGTCCGTACAATCCAGTACTTACAGACAAGCGCACCTGCACTCTGTAACAAAAGATTCAACGCAGAATGAATAGAACGTACATGCAACTTTCTTCCATCCAAGCCTTTGAGCCAGTGTCTTTTCCATTTCAAAATGCCCCCGCGGAAATCAGTTTCCACGAGAGCATCTTTTACAGCCTTACGTAAAGAACGAATAGCAGGAACTTTCTTCAAGAATCTAGCCTTAACTGCTTTCCCTGCTTTTTCATCTCCACCAATAAGACCACCCATCTTTTTATCACCTGCACCATAGAGAAAGGCATAGATAAATCGCTTCGCTTCATCACGAGTAGCAAGACCTGCTGCCTTCTGGTTCAGTGTATGGATATCACCATTTACAACAACATCTGCATATTCTCCACCATCATAAGGTGCAAGAAAATGTGCAAGACAACGAAGTTCAAGACCACAAGCATCTATCCCTGCCTGATACCATCCTTCTGGAACGCCAAACAAACTTCTACATTCTTTCCCATAAGGACTAGCATTGTGAGGAACTTGTGTGACATTAGGATTTGCGTGTGTCGCTCTCCCACTAACTGCCCCACAAGGATTCACTCTTCCATGCATACAGCCGTCCTTCTTCACCAGTTTAAGCCATGCCTGTGCCCCATCTGAAAGCTGTCCAAGTCTCTTCACAATCATCAAGTATTCCTCAATAAGCGGAGACAAGGTTCTTACTTCCTCTGGAGCATCTGGATCCGTAGACATGAAATGAAATGTGTCTTCATCCACCTTCAATCTATCTTCCTCATACAGGTCTGGATTGTCGGGTGAATAATGATAATGTTCAGTCACTAACCATTCAATCTGCTGTCTGCTCTTAGGATTAAAATCTTTGTAGCGTTGAATTGGAACGCCAGCCTTATATCCTAATCTTTTGTTGTCCCTCTTAGGAACGAAAACTTTGTCTGGAATACGAGGTGCCAGTTTCATCAACTCAGCTGATAAGACACACTGTCTTTTCCGTAACATCTTTTCTAGCTCTTCTGCTGCTTCGATATTAAACGGAAAACCATTCTGTTCCTGCTTAAACATTAGCCATTGTGCTGCGTGTTCAAGTTGAATAGCCTTTTCAGAATAGGGATGTCTTGTCAAGAAATCATAGAGCTTCTGGGTTACAACTACGTCCTGCCTGTTATACATCAGCATGTCTTCGCTGTAAGTAGCCCATGCATCTTCTGTCTCTTCCGCATACGTTCCTTTCAGCTCTCCCAGACGATACCCCCATGCTTTCAGAGACTGTGAGCCAATAAGTTTACCAGCCAATCTTCCCTTTTTGAACAAATCATAATCATAGTCTTTAATGTTTCCATAGATCAGACGTGCCATAACAAGGGTGTCTCTCACATATTGTCTCTGCTCCCTAGATACATGAAAGATTGCTGGGTAGAGCTTTTCAAGACAAGGAATATCAAAATCAATGATGTTATGTCCGCAGATGGTTTCTCCGTTATCCAGTGCGTCCTGCAACATATGCACACCAACTTCGATGTTGGTAGGAGAGAAGCTATGCATTGTTTCTCCATCAAAGATCGCTATGCAGTGAACCTTTGTAGATTCTTCTAGCAAGCCGTTACTTTCAATATCAAAAGTCAACATTTTCTTCTTCTCCTTCCTCATCAATATAATCACTGAGTTTGTCTACCGCCTGTAAGGTATCATGCTCTTTGTCATAGAATAAATAACCACCAATGCCTGTCTCTCCAGTCCATCGACATTTCAAGACACGCACTCTTACTAAGTTCTTTTTCTTTCCTTCTGCCTGCTGATTTCTTTCAAGACCAAGCACTGTGTCTGCTAACTGCCCAATAGCACCAGAACCACGAAGCTGGGAAAGTGAGACACACCCACCTTCTTCAAACGCTATGCTTCCTACAGCATTGTTACGTCTAAGATGTGAGATGATAATAAGACCAACACCAGTTTCTTCTGCCAGAGATCGTAGCTGTGTCATCAGAATATCAATCATCTTGCGTTCGTTGTCTCCCTCTAATCCAGAGATTGCGATGGAAATATGGTCAAGAACAATGAAATCACACTCTTCACTCACTGCCATATATCTGATTTTATCCATCAGATTGTCTCCATCCAGAGAGCCAAAATGCTCATACAAGACATAACGTCCAGTACCTAAAGTTTCGTCAAAGGCTTTTCTGTACTCTTCATCAGAAACTGCATGCCTATTAAGGTACAGTCGTTTCCCTACATGCAGAGACATTAACCCTGTAGCGGTTCGTTTCGGGTTTTCTTCTAACATCAGCATGCCAATCTTCAGCTTCTTTACTACACCAAAGTCATAGGCAATCTGTCTTACGAAAGTTGTCTTCCCTACACCTGTACCAGCGGTCAAGACACAAAGCTCTCCCTTGCGAAGCCCCATAATCATCTTATTCAATGTTAAGTTCTCCCAAGGCAGATTGTATCCATCATTCTTCACATCCTCAGAAACAGCATCCCATAGATCTTTGCCGTTCACAATGCCATCTGGGGTATACTCTTTCGCATTCCAGATTGCATCAATGACAACTTCGGGATGTCCATTCTGCAAACATTCATTCGGGTCTTTGTAAGGAAGAGTACCAATGTACAGCTTCCCAGGTTTCAATAGTCCCTCAATGTCTTTAATTCCTTTTCGTCCTGCTTCATCCATATCGAAGAATACAATCACTTTATCAAAGGAATTAAGCCATTCAGACTGTGCTTTGAATACCTTTTTTGCACTACCAGCCCCAGCAGGTATGGAGACACAAGGGTATTTGTTATCATTGATCTGTGAAACAGTCAAACAATCAATTTCACCCTCTGTCACAACCAGCATCTTTCTGTGCCCATTCGCCCAGAGGTTCTGTCCAAAGAAACGATTAGAGAACTTTGAACCTTTTGTCTCAAACCTTTTGTCTTTGTATCGAATCTTCTGTCCGATCAGTTCACCATGGTCATCATAGTAACATGCAACTTGTGCTGGCTTATCATGAATAGTTGTTTTGAAATACCCATATTTTTCACATGTGTCTTTTCTGATCCCTCTGGCTCTAAGAGTGTCTACCACCATATCAGTCAAAGGAATACAGCCTTTACATCTGTGTCTATTTTCTGACTTGTCTTCCATTTCTTCTGCATCTCCTTCATAGTGATATGTATTGCAGGAAAAGCAGTAAGTGTGTCCATCGGAATAAAGACACAATGCATCATGTGAACCACAATCAGCGCAGGGTAAATGCGCTTGTACTAGCGTACTCTGCATAATTCACTGGAATATATTCTCCTTTAACCCTTGCAACATCAGCATCACGGAAATCAATTTTGAAGCATCCAAGCAAATCATTCACGGCTTTTTTCTGTACATCCGTTTCTGCTCCCCCGTTAGGAACATCAACAAACACAATGATAGACGTTTCTTGAGGATCAACATACAGACCACCCACTGCCATCTGTTCTCTGCCCTGTTCAACATGCCCATCACGATGAATCACGTAGTGGTAGTCTACATCAAAATCCCCTCTACGACGTGCATCACTGTATAATGCGTCTCCATCTTTGTTTTGAAGATCAATATCAGCAACAATGATTAGATCCGTCATGCTCCTATTTCTAAATTTAATCTTTTTCACGTTTTTTCACCTCTTACATAAATATCTTTTTCACTCATCCCTTTCTTCGGCTCAGACAACCAGTCTAAAGGTATATACTTATCTGCATATACAAACCCATGTTTTTTGCACCAGTCTCCGTAAGATGTCTTGCTTCCTTTACGAATCTTTGTCCGTGAATTGGAAAAGACAAACCTAATATCCAGATCTGGATGTTGTTTCTGAATTAGAAGATGCTTCTGTCTATCAGCAACAGAAAACAATCCCTTTGTCTCTACAATAATTCCATTACCTAAGACAAAATCAGGGGTGTAATGATGCAGAACAGGTGCAGAAGTATAGTCTACCCTATGTTTTTCATAAGAATACTCTGCTCCTGCATTGTTCAATTCATCAATCACTCTTTCTTCTAGCCCAGACCGATAAGATTCATTGACCTTTCTACTCCACCCTCCATGTCGGCTAAAGTAAGGCAATATTAGAAATCTCCCTCTTCATCAAATGGAGATCCATCATCTTCTACATCTGGCTTAGTAGCAGGGGTGTCTTTATCATATTCACCTTCAATAGTAGAATCATACCCTTCTTCGTTCGTACTAAAGCCAAGGGACGCTGCATCATTACCGCCGTATGGAATATATTTAAGAACCTGTACGCCACGAAGATAGCATGCCAGCCCATTGTTATTGTTAGACATCCAGTATGGAGACAGCGAGAAGGCAACACGAATGATGGAACCATTCCCAAGATTAGACGCTTTAATCGGATGACCTTTCGCATCAACAACTGGAATAGTACGGGTCATCTCTTCCCCAGCTTTTGTCTTGTAAGTCTTTTTCGCCTTGAATTTGAAAGTGATCGTGCCATCATTCAGGGTATGCATACCAAGAGAGGGTTCAGAACTCCACTTCTTACCTGGCTTCAGTTCATAGGATTCTTTAGCCTTCTCAAACTCCTGTTCCAGATATGCCTTAAATTCTTTGGTAGTCTTTTCATCAAAAGTAATCTGAATAGAATAACCAAGTTCCTGTCCTTCATACGTTTCTACTTTACGAAGGAAAGCATAGCGTGCTTCACCTTTCGGGGTAACACCATTTACAAACTGTCTTTTTACGTTAGCCATAATTTTTCTCCTTAGTCAAATTTGTTTACAACTGTATTATCGGAAATTTTAATGAGTACTCCCATAGCGACTGCTTCACCTGCATAAATTCTACGCAGCTCTGGGGAAGTATTTGTACAGAAGACACCTAGCTGTGCTGCTCCTACCACGGATGTAGGAGAGACAATCAGTAACTTCTTCTCCATCAGTCTTGCCCCATTCAGCATAAGGGCGTACCCAGCAGGAACTCTCACTCTGCCAAAATGGACGTAAGCATTTGCATCAATCGTCATTGTCTGTGTTGCTTTGAAGATGAATGCACCATTCACAAGTTCTACAACGACTTCTTTCCCCACTTCAAGATGGGGAATACGTGGTACTCTAGGTTTCTTTGTTACAACTTTCTTTTCTTTTGCCTCTGTCATAATCAACAGCTCCTTTCTCCATAGCTTGCCCCAATTAAAAATGACTTTGCGTTAGGGCACTGTGCCATGATCTCTCTACAAAATGCTCTCCACTCAGGCAACTTGTGATTGTGTCTCTGTTTAAGGATCGTTTTAAGCTGTCTATAGTTAGTAGTAACCCGTGCAGTCAATTCAAGACCGACAGGGCAGGAATAAACCAACTGCAAAAAGGCTGATTCACTCTGATCCTCTCTAAACTGCTTCTGCAATTCTTCCAGTCTCTTGATAATCTGCGGATCTGTGTAAGGGGTGAACGTCATATCAAGCTGCATCTTAGACAACCTGTGCATGGTGGACTGACTAGACACAATCTGTGCAAAGTGATAACGTTCAAACTCTGTCCACATTTTAATTGTGCATGTCAAATCAAAAGACACGACAATCCCACTAAGGAAATTATCGTGCCCTTCACTACTTTCTCTGCTTGCTAATGAAACAGCTCGCTTCCAGTCCAAGTCATCAATGTAGCGATGCTGCGAATTAAAGTCCAATCTTTCTTTCATGGGGTATCCACTCGCTCTAATAGAGTTATGCATATCATAGACCTGCAAATTAGTAATTCTCATAATTCACACTCCCCTAATTCTTTCAATTTCTGTGCATACCATTTGATTTTTCCTGCGGTCTCTGCTTTATCTCCTTTACGACCATACCTATAGGAATACTTGATAATGTTGCCCCAAAGAAAACCTTCGAGCTGCTCTTTAGTCATGAGATGCTCCATAATCTCAATAGCTTCTGGAATGCCCTCTACCTGATAATGAGCGGGGTTAATAGCAGAATCTTCGATCTTCTCAAGGGCATCCACCCTAACTTCAACCTCTCCATCTAATTCAGAATCAACGATACAAGTTTCTTCGTTAGGGCAGAATTGTACAATAGTTCCTTTTTCAACGGCATTCAGCCAGACACGATCACCCACTTTAAGGGCATTATCCTTTGCTTCTTCTTCAGTCTCCTCTTCTTTTGGCAGAATGTTTCCAACTACAGCAAGTTTATCATTATCACCGCAATCTCCAAGACTTACTACTAAAAAACCATCTTTTGTAAACGTGCTTACTTCCCAACCCTTAGGGCTTTTATCCCATTTTACGTCAATCGGATAGAGACGCCCATCATTGTGATTTGCAATTACAGTCCCTAACCCATGATATGGATAAAAAACCCTATCCCCTGCTTTGAAATTGATGCACTCTTCCATTTCTTTCTCCACTCCTTCTAATAATGTAATATCTTTTTCTGCGTCAGAACGATGGTCATAATAGTGTCCTTCTAAAGTAAAAGAAGAAAAAGTCCCTACATATAAAGAATCTTCTGTCCATTCTACTGTAATGGGGTAAGTTGGCTCTGAATCATCAATCTCTATTACAACGCCAATCCCCAGTTTAGGAGAACGAACCGTATCACAAACCTTAAATTCTTTTCTCTGATTTTTTGTACGTTCTTCCACTTTTGAATTTCTCCTTTTGCCAATCCACTAATTTGTAATTGATCTTCGTCACAATAGCAGTACAGTCAGGGCAACAGAGCTTATATACATTTCCGTATGTAGACACTCTCGGTTTATATGTCTTGCTGCAATACCTGCAATGTCGTATTCCCTGCTTCTGTTCTTTTTCCCAATATTTGTTTGAACAATCAACACAACAAAAATGGGAAGTTGATTCAAATCCTTTATAAGGATGAAACATCTTCCCACATTCCCAACACTTCCATAAATTAGTGTATTTCTTCCATTCAAGTTCATTTGAAATTACAACTCTCAATAGACACCCCCTCCTTTTGTTGATAGACACAACCTTGTTCTTAGAAGACAAACAGAAATGGTGTCTTCTCCATAGCATGTCACAATTAAAATCAGGAACCGTATAAGGATGATTTTTAATAATAATCATTAAAAACAATAAAAAAATCCCATATAAGTAATATCTATAGAATATTCTATAGGTATTATTTATATGGGAACTATTAACAATTATCAATTTAAGTTTCATCACTAGGAATCTAAGAGAATACTTAAAGTATTCCTCCTCTTCTCCATAGCATACCACAATTACATTTTGTTCAATTTGTCTTTATTCTTGATACAAAATGCATGAATCAAGTCACGAATTGCTTGCGATGGTTTTACACCTTTTTTATCACAAGTAGAATAAAATCTTTCTTTTTCTTCTAATGATATTCTGAGCCTAAATTGTGCATCCTTAAATGAATCGTCTTCCATTCTTTTTTCTGTTCTCCTTCCTTTACTTACAAAAGATTCTTAGTCTTTTCATTCTTTATGCAAAACTCTTCAATGAGTTTACGCACCACTTTAGATGGGGTCATGCCCATATTGGTGCATATAGTATAAAAAGCATCTTTTTCTGCTCCATTGATCCTGATTCTTAACGATACATCTTTGTTCTGCTGCTGTTGTTCCTGCTGTTCTGTAGTCATATTTATATCCTCCTTTGACTGTCTACAGAATATCACAAAGCCTCACATGTGTCAAGATGTGAGGCTTTGTGTATCCTTAATGGAAAACATAAAGACTATCAAGCACCTGTCTGATGTCTAGTTTTCCTTCGGATGGGGGGCATGGCAGTGGTTTATCCTGTGTTCCTACTGCTGTTTTCATGTCTTCATAGAAATTTTGAAGTACATCATTCTCTTCATACATCTTCACGAATGCTTCTCTGACAGTGTGAAAGAGTGTGTCTGCCTGTGCAGGGGACGTAGCATAGGAATCGTGAATCATGCTGAAATGGTGAATCCCCTTGTCAAGACACATGTTGATAGACAACTGCAAGTGTGCTGCATCCATTGAGTGAATAAAGTTTGGCGCAATCCCTTGTGTCTGTTTCTTTTTGGCAACATTCCCTGTTTCTTCTGGCACATAGAAGTTTTTCGTGAGATTTAAGAATCTCATTTTCACCTTCTTGACGTGTGTCTCCATATAGTTCTGCTGAATAGGAAGTCCCATTGGCGTATTCCATGTAACGACATCCCCTGTCTTACATACAATAGCGGAAATGTCTTGTAACCACTTCATTCCAATGAACGCCTTGACAACAGTTTGAGAAGCTGCTTGCCAAATTAGTTTAGCCATGTAAAGTGCTAAAGAGTTCTTGCTTGCAGTAAACATGCTTCCCTTGTCAGTTCCGTACACATCATTTAGAGTATCTTCTAAAATCTGCTCTTTGAATCCAAACTGTTTAGCACCATATGCAAGGGTCATCACGCATCTTTTCGTGACTTTTCGATTTACGCCATATGCGAGCCACTGCTGTGCAAGAGTTCTTGTCCCCCATTTCATCGTTTTCTCACCAAATTTGTTGATAATCCATGCATCAGAAGTACCACTTTTAGCGTTTTCTCGCAACATGACATTCACTTTTTCAGCTACTTCGCCGTATATATCCCTAGGTTTATCACCAGGAATCAGATTTACGGATCGTCCCCCAATTTCATCCCTAAGAGCTGCTGAAAAATGCTGTAATCCAGAGCAAGTCCCATCAAATGCTACAGGTACACCACAAGTCCACCCAATGACAGAGCCGTTGTGCTTGTCTTTATAAGACAGCATGTCCTTGTATTCAAAGCACCATCCAAGAAATTCTACAGGACAATCAGAGTTAGCCCAAAAACCTTTGTCTTTTCCTAATGGGTCATTCGCTACTGACAAGATAGCTTCTTCATTGTCTTTCGTCCACTGAATCTGATCGTCAAAAGACACCTTGTCATTGCCGTAAAACTCACAACCTGCTACACGCATCCAGTATTCAGCTTTTTCATCAGTAGCAGCAGGGGTGTCTGCAAGCAGGATCAGCCCTTTTGTCAAATCATCACCCTGAAAAGAGAATGCAGGAATTGGATAGACACGCCCTCTAAAGTCCATATTACAAGGGAAGAATATTCTCTTGTAGGGAGCGTATTCTTTAGCGATGGCAAGCATAGATAAACATCTAAGTGCCCTTCCCTTTCGTGCATTTTCACGATGAATCAGGTCAACTGCGAGCTTCTTATGTTCTTTCAGCTCTTCATCTGTATAATCTCCTTCTAATCTAGGGAGCTTGTCGTAAGGTTGAAACTTTGGAATACCTGCAAGATCCCCACCATTCTTGACGATTTCTTCCACTACTTTCAGCACTCTAGTATTGATTTTCCACGGTGTAGACTGTACAGCATTGACTGCACGTAAGACACTAGTTAAATCTGTCTGCTTCAGCTTTTCCAAATACTGCGTAAAGAAGATAGTTTTATTCTTATGCAGTCTCATCAAAGAATATGATGTCCTTAATTCTCCATAGTAACCACCATTCGTGTAGCTTGTCCATTCTTTAGGGGGGATGATCGTAGGAATTGCTCTACAAGTATTCTGCAACAATGCTACTTCATTGATATTCCATAAATCAATAAAAAGTTGAGTAGGGTTAAGTTTATCCATGCTTGTTCTTCCAGTACCATGATTGATATGTACAATTTCAAATAAGGTGGTGGAAGACACAAGGCATTCAATCAACTTGCCCCCTAATTTTATTTTGGCAGCGGTATTCCATTCAATCCAGTTAAATCCTGCTTCTGTCATTGCTTTGTGCTGAATGTAATACTTCTTGAAATGTTCACCTACACGTTTCTTTAATCCGGTATTTAATTCTTTCAGATTTTCAGGGTTAGAATTTTCAAAGGCTACAAGATTAGCATCATCTTCAATGCTTTCCCCAATACGTTTAGCAATGGTGCTAAGTTCATTCTTTCTGATAAAAACATAGTCCATTGTACACGCCATTGTACTCAGAGCAAGCACGGCATAAAGGTGTGTCTTATCATCATAGATCTGTGCTAACTGTTCCAACATGTTATGATAAGCTGCTTGTACACCGCATTTTGGCTGCAATTCATATGTTACAAACTCACGAATACTTTTAATAAACTTATCATATGCATAGTCCATCATGCCTTTTCCGACTTGTGTCTCTGTAGCTCTTCCATTGCTACAGCTGTTCTGTAAGACACGCTGTGCTGCTTCTTCTGCACGTGTCTTTGCACGTCTTTCCAGTTCCAGTTCATCTTTGAGAGTGATGTTTTCATAGTCCATGATATTCGTCCTTTCTCTGAAAAAAAAAACACATAAGAAAAAGAGAGAACGAAAATGTTCTCTCTTCCCTTACGTGCCACAATTACATTCCTAAATGATAAAGGATGAGATTATTATGTATATAATATTGCCCTGTGTGCGTACGAACTCTCTTTTTATCATCATCATATAAAAAGAGAGTGTTTCCTTCTAATAAGTGAATACCAAATTCTTCAATATCCACACTTTCTATGATCGTGGTGGGTACTTCGGTAAAGAACTGACTAGACAACACCCACATGCATAATTCTTTTAACGAATGAATGTAGTTTCCATCCTCTTTCTTTACCCATCCAATTTTACGGTGCTTAGCTGCATACAGCCCCTCTTCAATCCCGCACTCTGTGAGATCATCATACACAAAGGCAGCGACTATTTGAGCAGCAGGAAGTTCTGATAACTTCTTTATAAAATGTATCAGTTTTAGGTCATCCCAATCCCCAATAGACACGCTGTATTGCGCTTCCTCTGTTATATAGACGTTTAGGTATTCTGTGTCCTCTGTGAATACTCCAATTCCATTGCATAATACGCAGTCAAATTCTTTCATGATTATTCTTTCCTTTCTTGTCTAAAAATCAGTACCATCTGCCAGGAACTCATAATCCCCTTCTTCTAATTCTTGCCTTACATATTCATCACTTGTGAGATAATCGTATTCTTCTTCAAGTGCCGTATATAATCTGGAACATTCTTCATCCTTCCATTCTTCCAGTGCCTTAACGAAAGGGGCATACTTTTCATCTTCTTCCATTGGCACACCACCAATCAGAAGTTCAATATAGGTATTCCAGTTGCGTGGGCTAGTATTGCTATATGAGAGCTTAGACACCATAACTTCTCCACACTCTCTGATTTCATCAAGAATACTTGCCTTATTTACGTCCCCTCTCAAATCAAAGGCAAGGGCAACATCTATTGCTGCTTGTGCTGTCTCAAATTCCCCTGTAAATCCTGCACCTGCGTCCTGCGAATACAGGTCAAAAGACACACTGTCTTCATCTACACAGAAGCTGTGGTCAGCATGCATAATGTTTCCAAAATCTTCAATCATATATGCCCACCAATTCATTTCTTCTACATATGCGTAACGTTTACGTTCAAGCACTTTTTCCTGCACTTTCTCTTCCAGTTCATTGAACTTGTAAACTTTCTGTACTACTTCTCTCATGATAATTCCTTCCTTTCAAAACTGATCCCACTTACTGTGCAATTTCCAAAAAACCAAAGTCACATTCGATGAACCCATCACACATAAGGGCATTAGCTAACTTGTCATAATCCAGATAATCTTCTAATTTATCAAAGCTATCCCCCCAATAGCCTTCCGCCCCTAACTCTTTGATTAAGTCTTCCCAACTCATTTCTTCTCGCCACCAAATTGAGTGATTGGAAAGTTTTTCCAGTACTTCTTCCAAGTCATCCTGCACGTACTTGAGATACTGTTCTACGATAATCTGTTCATATTCTTCCAAGTCATCCAGTTCATCCTGTACTTCATCAGCTTTGAGATACGTCCAGAACTTATCATCCACCGTGATTTCTTGATGATACTTGTTGATTTTGTTAAGAATATACTTATACATAGCCATTGTCATTCCACCCTTTCTTTAATCCTAGCCTGTCTCATCAGCATGGGTAGGCTATCCCCCATGGACTAGACACACCCTTTCTTGTGTCTAGTTTCGACTTTATGCAATGAGTTCACCTGTCGTGATATCCACTACCTGTGCATGTAGTACGTCCAGTCTGTAGTTTTTGTTGCTTGCCACCATTTTGACAAGTTCAAAGGGAATGTTTGCCCTTGTGTTCGCATGTTCATCGACAAACCATCTAATGTGTCTGCGAGTAGTCATACTATACAGTCCTGTAATTTCAAGACGATCCAGTGTGCCCTTGATTACAAGGGTATTGTAAGAGTACATCTCATATTCTGTAGACACATTGTCCCTGTTTGTGTCTTTCCATACCGTGTAATTTTTCGTGGTATGCTTGCTTTTTTCAATATTGAACCATTTAAGCATTATTCATCATCCCCACTTTCTTCTTCATCTTCGTCATCTTTAATGCCTAATTTAATACCTAAACTTTCAAATACCCATTCATAATCAAACCAAAGAATGTCATTGAGTGTTGTTCTATCAATCCCTTCTGGATACAACTCTTCAATAAGAGACACAAATTCATCCCCTTTTCCTTTTTCTTCAATGCATTCCGCCGTAGCCCCTGCACCACCCCAAGACGTGCTGAGAATGTCATTAAAATTCATTTCTTCAAATACTTTCATGATTTTTCATCCTTTCTTTCTTTACCTGTAGCTTGTCTCATCAGAACGTGGGCAGCTATCTCACGTTGACTAGACACACCCTCTCTTGTGTCTAGTTTCGACTTTTACTTGCTTTTCTTCACAAGCACAATTTTCAATTTATATGCCGTGTCTAAATGATTGATATGGGTAACATCATCAAAGCAATATGCAACTAAGTTCCCTGCATAGTCACAACGTACCTTGAGAGTGCGCCCTGCATAAAAGCACACATCACCTTGTGCAATGTCAGGTGAATCGTAACTACTGAATTTTTCAAGAATTTTGATTTCAATGCATTCCCATTTACCGTTTTCATAACCTTCTTGCATTGCTATGAAATTTGAAATGCTGTCTTTAATCCTGCCGATAGCAAATTCATCAAACATAATCAACCCATTGTCTTTAGTCCATGTGTTCATGCCCCATGCCGTGATTTCTTTTCTTTCCATGATTTTTCTTCCTTTCTTGCATGTATCCCATTGTGTAGCCATGCTTACCAAAAAAAATTTGATTGACCATCTCTTGATGGTTGGAATACCACTGTTTAGTACAATGGTTTAGAGACTAGATACAGCATGATTTCACTACCTTTCACCTACACCGTCCCATTTCATCGTCTGTGCTTGCCACGTCATCACAAGATACCTTGCTAGACGTTGTAAGCACACACTCTATGAGACTGTCCACTACTCAGCCTTGCAGTATATCGCAAGCTACTTTCATGACTTTTCAGTGTGTATCTTCACTGGCATGTTGCCACCGCTTTTCCCGATGACTTTCTTTTTTTCGTATGGTGTGAATTGGTACTACGCATGCAGTAAGTTCACCAGTCGCATTTTTCAGCTATTCAGTTTTCAAAGAACCCGATGATGTTTTGGGGTATCCCATCGCGTCACCGTCAATCTCTCATTCTCAGTAGTATCACTTCCTTTCGTTCACTGTGCCTACATTGTAGCACGTTGTGTATCCATTGTCAAGATGTTTTTTCTTTCTAGTTCTCTCTGTCGTCTTGCCACTCAGTCGTGAATCTGTTGCCAGTCGCGTTCTCAATGTGCGGTGTTCTGAGTTCTTCCACCACGCTATCCATACATGTTCTACAGATAGCATTTTCAGAAATCGTGGGCGGTGTGCCTTGCGGTGTTCCGTCCGTGTCATCCTTGACTGTCCATATTGTATCACGACGTGTATCCAAAGTCAACAACAAATTTGCATTTCTTTGGGGAGAAATTTTGTTCGCATGGTATACCATACCCCCGTAGGGTATCATGATTGTCAACCATGGCTCGCTGGTAGCACGTTAGTAGTAAGAGATTAAATCTTACAAGTACATATATAGGCAAACAGGGCTTGCCCACCCTGTTCCGTATAAGTATAATAATATTATACTAATACATTCCGCTGTCCCCGGCGATAACGGCGAGCACGTGAAGGGTACGGGGGAAAACAGTGGGGGCAATTTTAATGAATACCCTTTCACAATTTTTACAATTTTTTTGTTTTAAGAAGGAGGAACACCATCATCATGAAAAGACAAAGGGCACCACGAGGGCAAGGAAGTATCACACCATACGGAGATGGAAAATTCAAAGGTATCATCACCATTGGATACAAACTAGATCCAGTGACAAAGAAGAATAAACGTCTCACAAAAACCTTTACAGGAAAGACAAGGAAAGAAGTTCAAGCAAAGATCACTGAGTATCAGTACAAAGTAAATGCAGGGAAGATCAATCCATTAGCAGCTCCCCTTACATTCAAACAGTACAGTGAACGATGGTTGATGATGAAAAAGACAACACTAAAACCACAGACATACAGGAACTATGAGAGTAATATGCAGTGTCTTGATTTTGGCAACAAAGTGATGAAAGACATAACAGTTTCAGACGTTAACACGTTACTCCTAACATTGCTACAGACACTCTCCCCTGCCACTGTACGATTAAGACACGCCCTATTGAAAAGTATCTTTGAAGGAGCAAGAAAGGAAAAACTCATTATAGAGAATCCTGTAGAAGACAGCATGCGTATCAAGGCACAGGTAGATCACACTGTGACAGAAATGCATGTCTTAACGAAAGAAGAGAGTACAAATGTTCTATTAAAAGCTAAGGAGATGAAAGCTCCCATATGGTTCTACCCTCTGATACGTACTGCCTTAGAGACAGGGATGAGAAAAGGAGAGCTGCGTGCCTTACAGTACAAAGCACTAGGTAAAGACACCATCTATATAAAAGCTAGTGTAGAAGACAATGCAGGGAAAGGGGCAACTCTCACAACGCCTAAGACACGCGCCTCTGTAAGGAGAATACATGTATCTACATCACTCATTGAGACACTACAGGCTCTTCCCCATAAAGATGAAAACAGTTTTGTCTTTCACACTAAGAATGAGACTTTAATTGCTAATAGTGATATACAGTACTACTTTAATGTACTAAAGAAAGTAAGTAACATAGACAAACCACTTCACTTCCACGATCTAAGACACACCCATGCCACCCTTCTTATCATGGCAGGTGTGAACATCAAGACCGTCTCTACTCGCCTAGGTCACGCATCTGTATCCATCACGTTAAACAGGTACACACACGCCCTTCCGCAGCAAGATAAAGAAGCTAGTGAAATGATTTGTAGTATGCTACTAACGGATACTACGATGAAAGACAATCAGTAATAAATACCCTAGATACCCCTATAGAATGTAATTGGGGTACGTATATACATCTAAATACCGTATGGCATAATATCGTCCTTATTATAACATAGAGAAAAGGTTCGGGGTTCGCTCATGGAGCGTGCCGTTCCTTAATTACGACCGGAAAAGGTTCATCGGGTTCTATAGGTTCAAAAGGGAAGGTGCGGCGCATAACAATCAACGGTATCCTGCCCTCTTCCTCTTGCATTTCATCGCGGCACGCTCCATAATAAGGCAAATGAGGCATCACCCCGTTCAACGACGCGCGGCACTTCTCTATGTATGCGCCGCACTCCTGTCAGACTTTCCCTGATAGAGCCTCAAGATCCCTGTTTTCTAAGGAGCCTTCATGACAAAAGATCTCGATTTTACCCAAGGCAGCATCTCGAAAAAGATACTGCTTTTTTCTCTGCCCCTCATGGCCGGCAATATTTTCCAGCAGCTCTACAATGTCGTCGATACACTGATCGTCGGACGATTCCTCGGAGAAGCCCCTCTCGCCGCTGTCGGGAGCGCCTACACGCTCATGATCTTCATCACCTCCATCCTGATCGGCCTCACGATGGGGAGCGGCGTCTACTTCTCCATCTGCCACGGACAAAAGAACACCGCACGCATGAAGCAGTCCATTTATATTTCCTTCCTTTCCATCGGCACGCTCTCGCTCTTCCTGAATGCCATCTCCTATATATTTCTGGAAGAGATCATCCGCTTCATGCAGATCCCCGCAGATGTCGCTTCTTACTTCCGTGACTATCTCCTATGGATCTTCTCCGGCATCATCGCCGTCTTCCTCTACAACTACTTTGCTGCCCTCCTGCGCGCCGTGGGAAACTCACTCATCCCGCTCGTCTTTCTCATCGTCTCCGCCCTCCTGAATATCGCGCTCGACCTTCTCTTCATCCTGGTTTTCCAGCAAGGCGTCGCCGGCGCGGCCGAGGCGACCGTCATCGCTGAGTACGCTTCCGGTCTCGGCATCCTTTGCTACTGCCTTTTCTATCGAAAAGATCTTCTGGTAGAAAAGAAATACCGCCGCTGGGACCCATCCATCTTCCGCGACATCTCCCGACTCTCGCTTCTGACCAGCCTCCAGCAGTCCATCATGAATTTCGGCATCCTTCTCGTGCAGGGTCTTGTGAACAGCTTCGGCACCATCGTCATGGCTGCCTTTGCTGCCGGCGTCAAGATCGACACCCTGGCCTACTCCCCCCTCATGGACTTCGGAAATGCCTTCTCGACCGCCATCGCGCAGAACTATGGCGCCGGAGATCAGAAGCGCATCAGAGAGTGCGTCATCGCCTCGGCGAAGATGGTCGTCTCTTTCGCTCTCCTCACGAGCATCGTCATCTATGCCTTCGCCCCCGAGCTGATGGCCTTCTTCGTCCCAGAGACGGCGACAGAAACCATCGCGATCGGCGCAGGCTACCTTCGTATCGAAGGGGCCTGCTACATCGGCATCGGTATCCTCTCCATGCTGTATGCCTACTATCGCGCCATCAAAGAGCCCGGTATGAGCGTCATCCTGACCATCCTCTCCCTCGGAAGCCGCGTCATCCTTGCCTATGCCCTCTCCGCCCTCCCCCTCTTCGGCGTCACCGGCATCTGGCTCTCCATCCCTATCGGCTGGGCGATCGCAGATGTGTATGGGGTGTGGAAAGGGGTGCGTGGAAGATGACAGGCCCCGTCCGTATCTTCTGCCCCTTGGCCTACCCATGCCTTCCCGATACGTTTCCCCGTCCCCTCTAGCTATTTCCTATTCGCCTATAGTATAATAGAAAATATTTTGACGTAAGAGAATGGGGGAGCGCAGGAATGAAGAAATACGTGGTCATGATCCTGATCGCAATCGTGCTGATCATTGGCGGCGGTACATTTGCCTATTTCCACTTTGCCAATGGCGGACCATGGCAGGGGACATGGTGGGGCGTGCAGGACGCCGGCGTAAACTGGTCCGGCGATCACATACGAAATCTTGAGACCGTCACTTTCACACAGAATGACGACAAGACCATCACCGTAGACCATAAGGTCCAGCAGGGCAGCCGTGAGGTACCGGGCAGTCTCACCGGCACCGGCCGCATCGATGGCGGCCGTCTGGTCATCACACCGAAAAACGGCGGCAAGGAGCTGGCTCTCTCCTACAGCGCGGTCTCCAGATCCATTGATACCCCTTTCACGAATGCGGACAAGAGTACCGTCACACTGAAGGCACTCGCCCCGGAAAACAATGAGGAGATGGAATCCATACGAAGCGAGATCGTCCAAATCTCTCAAAAGCCGGAAAATAAAATCGATACGACTTTATCGAAAGCAAAAAGCTGAAAAGAAAAGCGTGCATGTCGTTCTCTGACAAACGACATGCACGCTTTTTATGTTGTCGGGTACGGCTTCCCATGGGATCGCGGCGATGGCAGCAGCTTTCTGCAGATCTATGCCCCGATATCCGAAGGTCGTATTTCGACGTTTCATGAAACGGCAAGGGCTGCTCCCTACTCCTTGCTCTTCGCTTCGATCGCCGCCGTCTCTGCTTCTTCTGCCATGGCCTCCTTGGCTTCCTTGAGCGCCGCCTCTCTCACGGCCTCCTGCTTTTCCTTTTTCTTGGTGAAATGGGAGATGACCTCCGGGACCATGTTCAGTACCTTATCGATGGTACCATTCGGCCCTGCATTCTTGATAGAGAAAAGCTCGACACGTTCCCCCTTCATGATGAGGACGGCGGTCGGTGTCACCTTGCCGCCGCCGGCGCCCCCTACGGCATTCGTGCCCTGACTGCCGGTGCCGAAGCCGAAGGAAATATCCACAAAGGGCACGATGGTCGCATCGCCCAGATAGATGGGCTGTCCCACCACGGATTCGGTGGTGATCATCTTCTTGAAATCTTCAAAGATCTGCTTTCTAACTTCATCATCCAT